GATTCTAATCCTGTCGGCCCAACACGTTCGTTTCAAGAGCAAGCCATGAATGAAGCAATGGCGATTGGCGCACAAAGAAATGTTTCTAGATCAGCCCAAGAACAAGCAATGGACGCCGCTTACCATAGCGGCCAACTAGGAACGCCCGCAAATGTACAAGAATTTGAAGCCAATCCAAATCTTATTGGCAGATATGATCAAAGGCAGTTCTACTCTGCCCTTGATGATGAAGACGCAACCGAAGAGGCAAAAGCACTAGAAATTGAAGGGTTCCTTGATCATATCAACCGGAAAAACTATACCGATACCGGATTACTTTCTAAGTTAGGACTTCGGAGTCCACAACTCACCCAAAGGGAGCAGATCGCACAGGTTAAGAACTTTTTAGGCAAGCATCAGGCTTCCATAGATGCGCTAAACAAAGCCTACTCAAAGCAGATTAATGAGAACCCGGGATTTAGAAATCTTTTACCGGGCTATAAAGCCATAACCGGCTTAATGGGTCTAATCGGGCTTGAGGCCCAGCACGTTCACCCATCAGTTCAGGCGTTATACGACAAGATGGTAGAACTTGGCCTGATGGAGAAAGAAACCCCTGAAATGACCGACGCAAAAAAGATAGCGCAGTGTAACGCTACTCCGGGTTACAGATGGGACACTGAACTAAACGCCTGCGTTCCGATTAATGAAGATTCTGACGGCTCCTATAACCCATATTTGGGCATTCTCGGTTGAAGATAACTCATATCCCCAAAAAGAAATGGCAAGAATTGAGCAACGAAGAAATAGGGGGGAAGCGGGATAACACTGTTTGTCTGATCAGGTATGGTGGGTTTGGAGATCAGATTCAAATAAGTTCAATATTTCCTCTTATAAAGGCGCAGGGCAAAAAGGTCTGCGTTAACGTCACGGAGAACGGGTACGACATTCTAAAAAACGACCCGAATATTGATGAACTCTTGATCCAATCCACGGATCAGATTCCTAACGAAGAACTCGGGCCTTACTGGAAGCGCCTCCGCAGGGTTTTTCCTAGCGTCATTAACCTTAGTTGCATTGTTGAGCAGGGATTACTGGCGTTATCGGACAACCCGCTATACAGCGCAGAGAAATCCGAGAGGCATAACAAATTAAACAAGAACTACGCTGAAGCGCTTCATAAAAAAGCGAGGGTTCCAAACGTCTTTAAGACGAAGTTCTATCCCAGCCAAGCAGAGAAAAAATGGGCTTCAGAACAGCGCAGAAATATGCGCCTCGGGTCAGGGCATTACGTCATTGTTGTTGCCCTTTCGGGGTCGTCAGTTCACAAATCCTATCCGTACATGGATTCCGTCATTGCTTACTACCTAATGGAGGAGCCAATGGCGAGATTCGTTTTGGTAGGAGAAGAACTATGCAAGTTGCTTGAGGCCGGATGGGAAAAAGAGCCAAAAGTTTTTTGCAAGAGCGGAGATTGGTCTATCAGGCAAACACTTACTTTCGCACAGACTGCTGACTTAGTGCTTGGCCCCGAAACGGGCGTACTAAATGCGGTAAGCGCTGAAGATGTTGCCAAGGTGGTTATGTTGAGCCACTCATCTGAGGAGAACCTTACAAAACATTGGGTGAACACAACCGCGGTCTATTCCGATGCGGATTGTTATCCCTGTCATAAGTTGCATTACGGATTCGACACTTGCAACAGGCATGAAGAAACAGGTGGCGCAATGTGTGCCGCACGACTAGACCCCAAGAAAGTAGTTGATGCTATCGACTACCACTGGAATTTAAAGAATGACATTTCTAGAACTCTGTCAAACAGTTAGACAAGAAGTCGGGGTATCCGGCACTGGGCCATCTACAGTAGTTGGACAGGAAGGGCAACTGAAGGTCATTGTCGATTTCGTTGCGGAATCCGATTATCAGATTCAGACCTTATGGCATGACTGGGATTTCCTATGGTCGCAATACTCCTCAACACTCTCTACAGGAACCAGAGCGCCTGCGACGACAAAACCGACAGATTTCGGAAACTGGGATATGCGGTCGTTTTTCTTGGATTACACCACCGATGATGCTGTAAATCTGACGCCTCTCTCGTATGTGGATTGGAGGGACGATCTAAGGCAGGGAACGGCAACCAACACAACCCCCAACTATATTGTTGTTCAGCCCGACAACACGTTGATTGTTGATCCGCCGCCAGATAAGGCCTACACGATTACCGCGGATTACTGGAAACAACCAACCCGGATGACAGCAAACACAGATGAGTCCTCGATTCCTGCACAGTACCACCGGATCATCGTATCCAGAGCCAAGACTATGTGGGCGGAGCGTGAGGAGGCTCCAGAGATATTGATTGCATCTTCGGCTGAGTACCAAGACTTGCTTGAAAAACTTGAGTCTCAATCGTTGCCGGGACAACGTGAGCGTCGGTTTGGGAATGTGGATATCAGTCAGGTCATTCAGGCCGTTTAATGACTAACATCTATAGCAGTATTATTGGGCAAGGAAGTTTTCCTGCATCGTCAATGCGGATCAAGTACTTCCCTTTTATGGGGGGAGAGGTACTCACTGATCCGGCCCTGTCACAGCCTCCCGGTAGCCTTCTTTATGGAAAGAACTACGAGGTGTATCCAGAAGGCGGTTACAGGCGCATTGATGGGTTTGAACGATTTGACGGAAGAACCAAACCATCCGAAAGCCTCTACTGGATTCTTGAGTTTGAAACCGGATCAACGGCTTCCGTAGATACCGATGTTATTACTGGCGCGACATCTGGGGCCACAGCAGAACTTATCGCAGATGCAGTAGTCGAAAGCGGCTCATATGCGGGTGGAGATGCTGTTGGCTACATGGCCGTTGCCTTGCTGACAGGTACTTTTACCGTAGGTGAAAACATCCAAGTCAGCGCATCCACCGTGGCGGTCGTTAAATCTGCTGAAAACGCTCTGGGCGCAACTACGGACGCTCTTGATTCAACTTATTCTCAAGCCTCTATAGAGAGGGCGCGATCCAAGATTGGAACGGTTCCCGGCTCTGGGCCGATGAGGGGGGTTTGGGTCTATAACGGCTCAACATATGCGTTCCGCGACAACGCGGGAGCAACTGAGTGCAAGATGTACAAGTCGTCCACATCAGGATGGACGGTTGTCGATCTAGGTCAGTACGTTAAGTTTAATAATGGCGTTGCTTCTGTCACTGAGGGAGACACAATCACCGGAACTATTTCTGGAGCGACAGGCGTAGTCAGGCGTGAAGCAGTAAGAACGGGATCATTTGGAACCTCAAATGCTGAGGGGGTTTATGTCCTTACGGGAGTAACTGGAACATTCCAGTCTGGTGAAGCCCTTCAAGTCTCTGGGTCACCCCGGTCTGATGCAAGTTCCAATTTGCAAACAGTTTCTCTCGTCCCCGGTGGTCGGTACGAATTCGTCAACTATAACTTTGGCGGCTCGACCACGACCAACCGGATGTACTGGGTTGATGGATTCAACACGGCGTTTGAATGGGATGGAACCTACGCAGTGCCATTGTTCACTGGTATGTCCGTCGATACACCGAGACATCTTGCGGCGCACAAGAAACACCTTTTCCTAGCATTCCAGAAAGGCTCGTTACAACACTCATCTATCGGTGATCCTTATGGGTGGAGCGTTGTGACCGGGGCATCTGAGATTGGGACTGGCGGGGAAATAACGGGGCTACAGGTTCAGCCCGGAGATGCGATGGCGGTATTTAACCGCAACCGCATTTACGTTCTTTATGGAGCAAGTTCTTCTGACTGGAATCTAAAAACATTTTCAAACGATTCTGGGGCAGGGGAGTACACGATACAGAACCTAACGGAAACCATGTTTCTGGATGATCGAGGCGTAACCACGCTTTCGGCGGTAAACGCCTACGGCGACTTTGCGATGAACTCCATCAGCAAAAAGATTCGCCCGATTATTTCCGACAAGAAAGGTCTATCAATATCGTCAGTCCGGGTTAGGGCGAAAGGCCAATACCGATTGTTTTTTAATGATGGCACTGGAATATATGCCACGTTCTCTGGAAACAAGATCGCAGGATTTATTCGTGTCGATCTTGGCAAAGTGGTCTACACGGTTTGCTCCTCTGAAGACTCGGTAGGAGATGAAATTCTTTTCTTTGGCTCAGATGACGGATATGTCTACCAAATGGATAAAGGCACATCCTTTGATGGCTCTACTGTCGAGGCGATGTTGCGGTTTTCCTACTATCACTACGACTCTCCAACCAGAGACAAGCGGTTCAGAAAAATTCAGTTTGAGATGTCCGGTGATTCCAGCATTGCGCTTCAGTTTCAGCCTGACTACTCCTACTCAGACCCGGATGTTCCTGCGGCAAGAACAAGAAACCTTGCGGCAAGAACAAGAAACCTAAACATCGAAGGGAGTGGTGGCTATTGGAACATCGATAACTGGGATGACTTCAACTGGACGGGGCAGATCGTTTCCACCTCAGAAGAAAACCTTGACGGGATCGGAACCAACATGGGAATGCTGATCTTGTCAGAAGCAACATATGAACAGCCTCACATCTTGCAGGGTGTGACGGTGCATTACAGCCCAAGGAGGGTACGCCGTTAATGGCTAACGATTACTACACCAGACAAGGTTCCTACACAAAGGGAACCCTCGCGAGAGGCGACGTTGTAAGGTCAGATTACGATGCGCTTGTTACCGCATGGGACTTGGGCGAAACAAACATTAAACGTGCGCTCAAACTTCCCAACGAAGGCACACCCCAGACCGATTGGCAGATCACCGAGAACGCCACTAACCGGGCTGGCAAGGCTTTAGGATTTGATACTTCTGGCGACCTTGAACTCCAGACCGGAGTGGGTAACTGGGAAGGGACTTGGGCCACCTCTACTGCATACGCACTCCGTGACGTAGTGGTAG